AGGCTTGCTGCACTGGGAGGAAGTATTGGTGCGATGGCATTAACTATCAATGATCCAGCGATTGATACCGCCGCACCTGCAACTGCGCCCCATGTAGCACCATATGCAGCACCAACAGCACCCGCTGTATAAATAGAAGCAATAACAACAGCAATCATCAATACTGTATTTAATACCTTATTGCCACCGCCGCCACCGCCATTTACTTCAGCCTTGACGTTTATCAAATCGCCAGGTGCAGGGCAAACGGTATCCCATTCTTTGACTGTCAATAGACGGTCATTGAGGATGATGACAAGTGGTTGGAATGGATCTACGCCATTGGCAATAAGCACTTCGCGTACTGTCTGCCCAGCTTTCCATTCTTGCTGATTGAATTTGCAATCTACTGACGGAAGTACCGGATGAGGCCGATAAATAATGTCCAATTGCTGCTTAAGGCGATTATTCATAGCTTCCATGAGTAGTAACCCTCAACCGTAATAAAGACGCGCTCTAAGTCGCGGATACGATGTAATACTACCATGCCAGCCTGTTCCATTGCATGTAAAACGCTAGGCTCGCCATTAACGATGCAATAAGCGCCGATATGATTTGGCCTTCCTTTGCAGCACATAAGCACGGCATCTCCTTCCTGCGGATTTTCTGTGCGCTCGCCATACTCAGCAATTAAGTCGGTCATTTGACCAGCACGCCCTAGGCGAGAAGCCTTACGCTCTACTTCAATATCGCTAGGGACTGTTTCGCCAAATACTTCATGGCGAATCTGCGCTAGCGTATGTGCGCAATCAGCCTTGCCTGTGATGTAAGGCTGGCCGATATATTTTTCAGACCAATGAGGCATTAGAATATGCCTGGAGAGTTATTCGGCCTGTATTGCAGCGCAATAGCTTTTTTAGAGAATAGGTTTTCATAACCTAATTCTCCGCTAACTTCTGTCATATTGCAGCTAACGTTATATAAGTTCATTGTAATAGACCATTCAATAGTGTCCGGTCGGCTACGCATGACTTGAGACATTGTGATTAGCGAACCATTGCCACCACCAGAAGTTTCAATCCAGTACATCAGTTCTTTGCCTACGTTATCTACGGATAACCGCGCCTTTGGCAATTGATTCTCAAAGTCATCAGGCAATGTGCAACGGAACGGAATGGCAATGTATGTTTCGCCATTGCTTACCAAGTCCTGAGTATCGTTGACCACTCGTACTGGCGTTGCCAAGTCAGGATGGTTGATTTCTAGCAATACAAGCGCAGACTCGGGCGCTGATACCTGTGCCAGCGTAGATTTGAACTCTGAAGAATAGACGCGTGCCATTATGCCACCCAGGACTCGATTTCAGCACCAATCTCCCAGTTCTCCATATCAGCAGTCATTGGAGCTGCTGTGTAGCCACCGTCTTTGAATCGCACGGTGATAGTGGTGTTAGATACTGGGTCTGTCATGTCAAACCAGCTAACGCCTTCGTTCAAGTCATTGCGATACCATGTCTCGAACGATTGAAAGTTGGACTTGTTGCTGATGTATAACTTAACCTGACGCGTAATCATTACCAGAGACTTCACCTTGGCTTGCTTAGGAGGTCCATACTCCATGTCAGTGCGCAGCAAGGCAGACTCACGCTTTTGCGTATAGCCGCTGAATAGGATATTGACGTATGCCGGTAAAGTTGCCATTACATTGCTCTCCGAAGACCAAACGTATTAGTAATTTGCTGCGACAATGGGCCGTTATTAGCTAGGTCAGCCGATACGGCTTTGCGTACCATAACGTCGATATTGATGCCGTTTTCGTTCTTACGAGCTGTTGCACTGGCCTGATAGCCATCAGCACCAGCTTCATTCTTGATGTTGACAACGACATTTCCGCCATTAGCGCCACCTGCCAGTGGCGATGATCCAACCAAGCCGCCGTCAGCGTAGCCTCGCATCATTTTGTAGAGGTTGCCGACACCGATTCGACGAGTAGATTCTCTATTAAAAACAAATTCATCTTTATGCACAATGCCAGCAGGTTCGTACTTACCACCTTCACCTGTGTAGCCGCCGTCTGCAAATGGCTTTGCCGGACCCATATAAGCTGGATTGCTTGATGTTCCTGGAGTCGTAGAAAACGCTGCTATTGCTGTTTTAGCCAATCCAGCAATCATCATTTGCATTTGAAAACGAATCAAATCAGAAATAAGAGCGTTAATCATTCCTGAAAAGCTAGTCTTGCCAGTTAACGCAAGCTGCACCATTGCATCTTCCATGCCTTTGAACGCATTACTAAATGCACCTTCCATACTCTTGGCAGCATTGCCAGCGTTATCAATGTAGCTTTGGAATCCGCGCTGAATACCGTATTCAGCAGATCGCTCTTTATCTTGGCGAGAAGTAATCATTGCAGTCTGGATTGCAATTGTAGCTTCTGCATCAGCTCGCATTTGAGCAGCAACTACAGCATCTACTTCACCTAACTTCAACTTCATATCAATCAATTGCTTATCAAGATCGACTCTAATCTTGTTTGCATTGTTCAATACTTCGACTTCAGTTGCAGAACGACCAAGCAAAGAGTTTTGATACTCAAGGCTTTTGGTTGATAGCTCTAATGAACGGCTATATTTGTCTGCCTCACGAGTCCATTCTTGTTTTGTAAGAATTTCAAGTAATGGCTCTGCTTGTGCAAGAACTTTCTTTTCAGCTGCTTGCATACGCAACATGGCGATCTCGCCTTTTTCAACCTTCTCAGTACGCTCTTTGAGCGCCTGAATAAAGCTTTTTTGGCCGTCAGTTGCTTTCTCAAGACCTTTGTAGTTTCGTTCTCTTGCATCAGTTAAAGTATTTTCTAAATCTCTATCTTTTTGCAGCTCTGTAGCGTATTTGCCTTGAGTCGTAATGAACTTCTCAAGCTCAGGATTCATCTTGTTTTTGTACTGATCGCCAATGCCTCTAAGCACATTAATGTATTCACCGCCGCTTTGCGTTCCTGCTGCAAATGCTTTTTGCGAAGCATCAATAGCTTTTGCTTGTGCTTCAGTAATTCCAACAGAAGCAGCAAAGTCTTTTTCTGTCGTTCTTGGACCTTGTGCAAATGGGTCTGCAAAAGCATCTCTAACTCGTGCAATTACCTTTGCCAATAACCCAACATCATCAATTGATTTTGCAATACCAAGCCTAAAAGTTTCTGTGGCATCAATGTTTTTCATGCCTAACATCAGCAAACCTAAGCTGACATTTGCATCAATTAATGCTTTACCTTCTTTTGTTGCTTCTCTATAGTTCTTGCCAAGAGAACTAAGATCAATCTTGCCCGTCATAGAGATTGCTGTTGCAACAGCTCCAGCAGCATCTTCTAGTTCTTTGAATTTGTCGGCAGTATCTTTGACGCCATACGACTTAACTACCAAATCAGCAATCGCGCCACCAAGAGCAGCGACGATACCAAGCATTGCCCCAACGCCGCCAAATGCGCCAAGAAACTGTGGAGCTTGTTGGCTGAAAGCTCGCAATGCTGATGTTCCGCCAGAGATTTGAACAACAAAGTCAGTTAGCTGATAGCTTGTGTTTTGAATCGTTTGATTCATGCTTCTAAAGCCAGCCTGAGACTGTTGCGCACCTTTATATGCGCCAGCCATGCCATCTTGCGCACGGCGAGAGCTACGACCAAGATTCTCATATGTCGATGACGTATCATTCATCGACTTCTGCAATGCACGAAGTTCTTTTTCCAGTTTTGCGATAGAGTCTTGCGCCCTCTTTGAGTCAGTCTCTATTTGAGACGTCCTCATTTGCAAATCTACGATAATTGATCCAGCAGCCATAATCAGTCCTTCCGATTCTTACAATTGTCGAAATGCCAACGTTTCATTGGACTAATAGCGCCAATAGTTTTGCAATATGGACAAGTCGTTAATTTTACAGGCTTGCCTTTTCTTCCTAAAGAAATTTTATTTTTTATATATTCGGATCTTTTTTTTCCAAACAATGGATGGTCTTCACCTTTTTTACCAAATAATGGATGATCACAATTTTTCATTGATTCTGATATTTTTAAACGAGCTTCATCAGAATGTTTTTTACCAAACATTGGATGGCTTTCACCAGTTCTTCCTAAACAGTGATGTGTTTTTCCATTGTGAGCATTAGATATTTTTTGTCTTGTTTCTTCTGAGTGTTTACGGCCAGAGGTTCCTTCTCCGCCATCGGTCATATTTGTTAATTCTATGCCAAGCCTGCGGAGCTGATTGATCTTTTCAATTTCGACAAGAAGCGCCATGTCTTCATCAAGATTTTCTGCAACCATATTGATAATAAACCCATGTTTATTAGCAACTCTATCCCAATACTGATTACGCCCAGCCTTCCTGTATGCTCGGGGCCCTATGCCTTTTCCAACATAAAACGGCTTCATCGTATCAAGCCGAATGTGCTCGTATACATAGAAGCCGTTTTGCATTGTCATTTCCTTATCGGAGGTTTATCCATTCCAAGAGCTTTGAATGTTGCTAAATCCTCATCAGAATATCCTGATTCATTAGGTAGATCATACCTTGGTTGCAGCCAATCAAGCAATGATTTTATATCTGCACCATTCATAGACGTAGCAACCAAGGCCGCTGGGCGATGATATCTATGAAAATCGTCAAACGGGTGCTTTCTATAAAAATCTGTCCACCGAATGAACTCCGCATTAGATATAACGGATTTCCATTCGGAGACAGACCTTCCACCAAGTGCTAATGCTAGAAGATGCCAGAAGTGTTCTTCATCACCTCTGGCATCCAACCCTACTTTTTTGAATCGCCACCTAAACCATTCACCTCACGGACTGCCTCAAGAATCGGGCCAATCACGCCAGGTTTCAGTTTCTGTGCTTGCTCAACGGTAACGGCAACTTTGCCATCAGCTTCGCAGAGACTGAGCGCTAACAGCTTTGGATTCGCCATGAGCTGCACTTCTTCATCAGATGAATTTAGTGCGTTTACATAGCGAGCAATATCTGCTGAAGTCAGTTCTTTGAAGAACAGCTTGTACTTTGTACCATCGGCAAGTTCGACTTCACGTTCTACAACTTCAGTCGAAACAAACAAGGATTTGTCTAGCATCATTACCTCTTAGTTAAGCCTTGAACGACCAGGCGGTTGAACCACTACGTTGCAGAGTCAGCGTACCACGGACAACTTCGTTAGTAGCGATGTCGATGTTGATGTCAGCGACAAAAGCGTCAAACGAAGCAGATGTACGAGTTGTAGCCATAACCAGTTGACCAGACACGACTGTCGGCGCAGCAGTGCCATCGCTCAGGCCAATCATCCAGTCTGTAACATCGCCAGTGTCATGCAAAGCAAGCAAAAGCTGATGGTCAAGTGCTGACGGATTAAATACAAACGGAACAGAGATTTGACCAGGATTGCCAAGACCGCTGACATACGATTTATCGTCTGTTGCGTTTAGACAAGTGGTTTCAATCTGATCGCGTGTGCCACCAAGACCAGTTACGCCAGTTGGACATGTCATAGTTTTGACAACGCCACCGCTAATGAAATACAGATTAGTACCTTGGGTTTTAATGCTCATGATTTACTCCTTTAATCTCAGCGCCGAGATAGTTTAACGGGAAGCAATAAAGTCAGCTTCAATCGACATTCTATACAACTTTGTGTCGTTTTCCCTAGTGTCGATGATAATTCGATTACTAATCAATTGACTATCTAATGCAGCGCGAACCGCATAAGCCAAAGTTTCAACACCAGTATCGGTTTCAGACCAGCAATCAATCTGGATTGTATCTCTGTCGTGACAAGGTGCTGCGTTCAAAATGTCTTGTGGCTGTCCTGTTACCAGGAACCATGTGATGTATGGTTTGACAACATCTTGCGGTGCAGATCCATGGCGATAGATGCGGGTGGCGACTGTGCTTACGACAGTAGCGTTCAACCTTAGAATTTGATATACATTTGTAAGCATTTGTTATCCTTTACAACATCAGTGTTTTATCTGGGTCAGTATCAAGCCCATGCTTATTAACCAGTTTATCAATTCGTTTGAGCAAGTCATCACGAATTACAGTGATTGCTTCAGCAGCTTTCGATGCAAATGCTGGACGGATGAACGGCCTAGCGTTTTGATTCTCTGAACCGTATTCAAAGATTTGCGCTGTTTTCAGCGTTGTCACTGGTCTTCCGCCGGTCTTAGCGTAGATTTTTCGTTTAATACGGACAATATATCGTTCGCCACGGAAGTTTGTTGGCTTTTTTCCACGGCTTGCAATGATATTCTTGTGCAATAGGCCCGTTGTTTCATCACGACCCATCTCATTCAGCAATGCACTTAATCGAGCCTTTTCCTCATTGCGAATAAGGATTGCGCCTTTCTTCAGTGCCAGCTTAACTGGCCCACCACGCTTAGACACAACATTCTCAGGCAACCGTTGAAGAAGATCTAAGGCATTTGATAATCCACCGACATTAAGCGTTGTCTTCATTTTTCTCGCCTAAACACATAGGTTGAGATAGCCTCTCGGCCTAAATCTGATTCCATGTTGTTCTTCTCAACATTGATGAAGCCTTGCTCTTTGAACCATTTAATCAAGCCAAAGTCAGACCAGTACCAGATGTGTTCTCCTGGACGGTAATGCTTGCTGCGAGTGATAGTATTTGGATTGTTAAAGATTGGCAGTGATACAAACACAAAGTCAGTTACCTGAGCAATAAGTGCTTCAGGGTTTGGAATATGCTCCAAGCTATCCCAGCAAGAAATAGCAGCAACATGGTCGGAATAAGGATCGCAAAAGCGATCATTCGCCATAAGCCAATTGATAGCGTCTGCGTTAATATCATATCCAAAGCCTTGAGCGCCCATAGCATTAACAAACTTGCCGCCGCCAATGCCAATGTCAACGATGTAGCCACGATAGTAGAAATCAACAAGTGCTTTCCTCGCTGCTGTCAGTTCTTCGCCTAATGGCGTGTTATCCATGACAAGATATTTGTTCCAGTAATCATGCTCATATGAAATAGGCTCTCGTGGATGAAAGCCCATTTCTTTTTCAGGACACCAAATTAGGGAGTCTTCCCAGCCATTCGGCAAACTTTTCTGCATGATTGCTTATATCCTTTTTACAATTATGTGTGCCAGTTCTGCACCGACAAAATTCATCAGGCATAGCATAACCGACTTTTGATAAATCCATTCTACCAGCATCAAATAGATTTTCAGGCGCGTTATATGCACCAAAGCCACCAAGAATAATCCAAGAAGGCACTTGATAAGCAATTGATGCTGGAGTCAGCCAACCAACACCGCCAACTACGACTGATGCGTGCTGGACTAATCCTAGCAATTGCTTGATATTTAGTTCGCCTTTATGGAATCGAATTGTGGCCTCTGGCAGCGGTTCAAGCGCCCATTCCTGCCCATCCTCTAGGTCTGCCACTGAAATCACCTTGTAGCCCTTAGAAATGAGCTTCTCGGCACATTCTGCTAGGTATTCTGGCTTAGGATTGCGACTTGCAGCCATCCATTCGCTACGAACAGTCGCTGGACGTATGACAGCGTACTTTCCTTCAATTGGCGAATCAAAGTTTGGCAAATCAAACGAGCTTGGCTCAATTCTCAGCGAATTTTGCAATCCGCGCATGATACCTTTGTCGCCATAGCTTGCTTGCAATGCGTTTCCGTAATACTTTCCAGCCCAGAGTGACACATCAACTGAATCAGCGTTTTTCTTCTGTGTGCGAAGTCGAGTATTTGGTTTGATGAACTTGATATTAGGCAAATCTTCGTATAACTCAGGCCAAGGTGTTTCAAGCAGAACTTCTTGCAGTTCGCACCATGATTTAATGAATGACCGGATGTAGATTGAGTCCCCGAGTCCTTGCATATTACGAATAGCGATCATTGGCCGTCCGTCACTCCGCTGCTGCACTTCAGTCGATATTCCTGACGAGCGGTTATATCCGTTTCAATGGATACGATGTTGTAAATTGACGTATCCCAAACGATACGCATTTTCTGTGTAAGACCTGGGAACCAACGCATGTTAATGCGAGCTGTGACTTCACCTTGCGTAGCACCTGAGCCAACAAACTCTTTTCCAGCGCCTGTCAGCACTTCAGCAGGTACGTTAGCTAAAAAGTCTTGCCACTCACGGGTGACTGCTCCAGTCGTTGTGTCTTGCACTTCAACCAGCTCTTGTACGGTAACGCGATGGCGTAAGCGATAGGCTAACATTTACACACCCATTTCAACGCGGTACGGCATGAGCTTAGTTTCAGCAGCCATACGCAGCTTCGCCATGTCATCAGGTGATGCTTGATAGCTGGCTTGCAACAGCAGCAATACGCCGATGTAAATGCTATAAGGCAACTCAGTCCACTCGTCTAGGTTAGCCACGTTAAGAAACATCGCAGCTTCATCTTCTGCTGACTCAAGCAGGTTCTGTAGCTTTACGTCATCCGAGTCGTGAATCACATCTAAAAATGATTTGGCATCAGCCAGTGCGATAACGCTCATACGCGCTCCTCCCAGAATCCAGAAAACACTACTGTAGCAGTTGTTTTTCCTGTGTTTGTGATTACATAGTAATAAGTGCCTGGACCTACGCCACGTTCGCTATCACCGCCACCAACGCTAGCAGTCTTTTTACCTGCTGTAACGCGAATCAGGTCAATTACCGTGCCGCCTGTGTGACCACCGTCATAGTCCATAGTTACTTGGCTAGTAACAACAGGCGTAGTTGTCATTGTGTTCTTGCGAATGACTGGAATTGATGTCCACGGCCCTGCTGCCGTACCGCCAGCACGAAGCTGCACTTCAATAGACGAATCTTCTGTAGTGAATGAAGTTTCGTACAAGATGATATTGACACCGACTGTTGCACGAATAGCAACTGAAGAACCGGATGCAACTGATAGTTTTTGAAATGTACGGAATTGCTTACCAGACCAGAAGTTTGTTTGACCTTGGTCAACACGGAGACGAGCAAAATCACCATCACCATCGGTCATTAGCTTGATTGGTGGGTAGGCTTCTACGCGCTCAGCGTGAGTGCCATCGCCACGGTCAATGAGCTTTTTGACTGTGTTGCCTAAGACTCTAAAAATCTTGTCTGCCATAACGTATCCTCAAGCGAATTTCTGCGAAATGCGGTTATCGCTGTTGTTCGACTACAGTTTACTACAGGCACTTTCAGTAATGCGCGTAACTGATTAAATTGCTCAGGCCATTTATCAGATACGCCAGCATTTCCCAATCCGTTTGGATGGTCTTTATGCCAGTGCGCTTTACCGTTGATTTTACCGCCATCGTAGCCTAACAAAACAACTTCAGCAGCACCTAACTCTTGTGCTAACAGTATTGCGCCAGCGCCTGAGTTATAAACTCTAGGTAATCTTGCACGTCTGGCTTGTTTTACACCGTCAGTATAGGTGTACTTGTCGCCTTTGAAGTTGTTTTGCACATCTTGCCCATACACTTGCCACCAGCATGAGTCCATTGCGTACATTACGTCTGCCCATGGCGCTATCTGGTAGCTTGTGTTGACTACAACGACAGCTTTGGCTTGCGGCCCCGTTTCTTTTGAGTCTCGCCATTCTCTAACTCGCTCAACGTCTGCTTCGGTAAGACTTGGGCCACTTCCAATACAGACAATTCTACTTCCTTGAAAGCGGCTTTGGTAGGGACATCTTCATTTAGAATCAATACTAATCCTGCACGAGAAAGTGCAATTGCGTGAGCTTCTGACGCAAAAAATACTTCGTTGCGCTTACGTTTTCCACCATGCTCAAAGCTGGTGATTGCTTGTACGTTTGGCATCTTTTTCTCCAAATAACGATGAATTATTTTAGCACAAAGAAAAACACCCGCCTTGTGAGCGGGTGTTCAACTGCTTTAGCCGTAGGTTAGGCAGTAGCAGGCAGGCCGGTGAAGTCACCCTTAACAAGAGCTTCTGGACGGTAAACCGTCAGGCCAACGCGCTCTTCGCAAAGAATGGTTACCATATTCTTAACGAAGTTGTCGCGATCTTCAGTCGATACCGTGACGTTGATATCTTCACGGTCCCAACCCTGAGCTGCTTGTGCAAACGAGCCAACCAGGTAGTCACCAGCATCCATCGACTGAGTAGCCACAACCGGACGACCCCACAGACCAGGTGCAGCCAAGCCGGTAGGCGTGGT